AACGGTGTTCGCGAGTCCGATTCCCGGCACCATGCCGATGCCGATGTTGACCGCGGTTGAGATCGGGTTATTGAGTGCTTGGGAAAACCTGTCCGCGACAGCGTCGAGCATGGAAGTAGGCGCTGGGGGAGCAGTCGCAACTTGCGTTTGAGAAGGGGCCGTTGTGGTGGAAGGTGCCGTAGTCGCCGCCGGAGCAGCCGTCGTAGTTGTGGCAGACGGAGCAGCGGCGGTTGCCGTAGGGGCTGAAGGAGAAGTTAGTCCACCGACGATAGACTCTACGGTCGGACCATAAGCCACCCCGTATCCACCAGAAATAGACTGGCCACCCGCTCCAAGAGCCGAAAGACCAGAGTCAATGGCACTGAGTCCAGCAAGGGCAGCCATACCCGATGGACCCATGACGCCCACACTATTTGCGACTGCAGGATTACCCATAGTCGAAACTATGCCGGGTGTAATCGACATCTGACTAGGGGTCGTCATCTGCTGCGAGTAGTTCGTCAGCGAGTAACCGGGAATCGAAGTTGTAAGACCGATCGCCGAGGGGGTGGCGGGAGGGCCAAACGTCATACCGCCCCAGTCATACCCTGCGAGAGCGTTCGCCAACCCTCCGGCTACGCCTGACTCGTCTGCGAAAGACGAGTCCATAGTGCTGGGCGACAAACCCGTAACACTGTTGGGGCCGAAACCAATTCCGGACGTAATACCAAGACCGAGATCAGCCATGGCATTGCCGACGTTCATCCCTGAGCGTCCGGTTTCGGGGCCGCTGAGTCCAAATCCTGCCGTAGTAGAAGGACTGACTCCCGAAGGACCCTGTGTTCCGATAGAACCACTAAACGATTCAGTGTTCGGACCTACTGTCGAAAGGCTGCTGAACCCGCCGACATTGCCGTACCCTTGGTCTCCAGAACCGTACAGTCCTGAAAGACCAGTACCAGTGTCGGCATTGTCGGTATTTCCGCCGTTACCCGTATTGCCGTCGGCTGCGTTTCCACTGTCGCCCGTACTGGAACCGCCTCCCGGTCCGGGACCGCCCGTTTCTCCGCCAGCAGTGGCCCCACCCTCGCTGTCGCCCGCACCCGCACCATCATAAGATGGAATTCCACGGGGGCCGAAGTGATCTTCGTACCGAACACCGCTGTCATGAAGGTCGAGCTGCTTCAAAAGGGCAGCTTCTTCACCCGTAATGTACGCAAGGTGCGTTTCGGGGTGGTCGGGAGCCGATTTCCATCGCAAAGGAGCGTCTTTGACGGTTTGTTTACCGTAAAGTTCCCCGTTTTTCTGCTTATCCCACCCTTCGAGGCTTGCGATGCCCTTTTTCATCACATTCCACCCCTGTTTTGGAGCTGGGCAGCGACTCGCAGCTGAGCAATTTGCTCATTCGAGGTGATTCGAGCGGCATCCATACGCATTCTTTCAGCATTTCGCTGCTGTTCGAGCCGTACTTGGGCCGCATCCATTTGAGCCTTACGCATATTGTCCTGTTCACGCAGGTCCAATTCGCGGTTTTTCAGTTCAACGAGGGGGTCGCCGCCCTGCGCTTGCGGGTTCAGCTGCTGGAGAACCTGCGTTACGAGCTGAGCTTCCAACCTTGCCGCTTCCGCCGAGAGCATTTCAAGCGGAACTTGCTGACCCTGCTGCTGCAACATCATTGCGTGCTGTTCTACCTGCTTGGCAGAGAGCATGGCGATGTGTTCCATCACGTGACCGATCAAAATACCGTACACCGGGGGCGACGTTTGTACGATCGGCGTGAGAATGAACTGCATATGGGCCTGAATGTGAGCCATATGGTCTTGGTCGGGGAACACTCTCAGGGCTTTTTCGCCCTGCGGCATGGTCAAAGACCGCGCATTTTCCACCGCTGCACCTTCCGGCTTGGGTTCGACCGGAGGCGGAAGAATCGCTTGAATGTCCTGCACGCCGAGTGCCGAGTACATACGGCGATACGCCTCGTACAGGTTGTGCATATCGGGTGCGACTTGCGCCAGTTTCAGCTGTTCTTGCGCGAGCGTGATGCGCTGCGTCATGCTGAAAATGTTGGGATCGCTCACCGGAACGATGTCGATCTTTCCGCTGAAGTCCTGCGCCTTGATGTTCTGGTCCGCACCCGCAACTTCGTACGGGTACTGGTCGGGCAAATGCTCGGCAAAGACCTGCGCCAACAGGCGAAGTTCCTGCTTCTGAGCATAGTGCAACCGCTTGTGGACCGCCGACATTACGCGGCTTCCACGTTCCAGCAGAGCGATGGTGGTACCGACGGGCAGTTCCTGATTGGAATCACCCATACCAAGGTCGGTGGTGCCGATGAACTTCTGCGCCGCCGTAATACAGAAACCCATGAGCTGGAACAAGGTGGCCGAAGGCTCCTTGTACGGCAGCGGCATCAGGTTTTCACGCAACGCACCGCCCGGAGCATCGACGTCGCGCCACTCACCGGGTTGCAGTGGGGACTCTTGGTCCTGAATCCGCATACCCTTGGCTTTGAAACCCGCAGGAAGGTTCGAAAGCGTGCCCGCATCGATCAGCTGACGCAGCAGCGACGTAGAGCTGCGCGACAGATTGCCGATAAGATGCACCAGACCGAAACCGTAGAACCCAAGGCCCGGCAGGAATTTGTAGTGGACAAAGTACTGACGCTTCCGCTTACGCGGATCGTCCTCACGGTAGTTCTGCCGAATAGACAGAATCTTTCCCGAATCGGAATCGATAGTGACGATGTACGGGAGTTTGATGCCCGTAGGTTCACCCTCAGCGTCAACATCTTCATACCCAGGAATGTCCAAGTAGCAGTGACATTCGTACAGGGTGTATTCGTCGGGGGACGCACCGGGTTCAATGCCCGTGATCTTGTCCACCTTGTCTTCGATGATGTCGTCGCCGCGCTCAGTGGGTTCCTGAAGTTCAACATCGCGGTAGAAACCGCTGACCTGCTGCTTCTTCAAGTTGTTGGAGCTGATACGGACCACATGCGTTACACGCTCTGCGGTCAATAGATCCTTGGCGCTGTACGGAACGATGATGTCTTTGGCTTTGACGAACGGGCTCGCCGCCCGACCCATATCACCGTCGTAGTAGACTTTTTTGAAAGCCGAACCACCGTAGCCTACGTAGTACAGCATCTGGTCGAAGTCAGGATCATATTCCTCCATGACTTCTGTCAGCTGGTAGTTCATGTACTGACGCACACGGTCAGCCTGAGCTTCTTTTTCAGGCGTCACCTTGCCGAGAATCTGCGTGCGCGTCGGGCCGCCCGGAGGCAGGAGTTCCTTATACGCCTGAGCTTGGAACTGCGTGACCGCCTCGTTCAGAATCGGATGGGTGACGCCCGTAGCTCCGTCGAACGGTTCCGTACGTTCGTCGTACGTAAGGCCGAGCAGCGTGAGCCCTTCTTCGTACGTCTTTTCCCATTCAGCGCGACTGCTCACATCTTCTGTGATAAGAGTGAGCAGGTCGTTGCTGATAGAACCCAGTTCGTTTTCGTCCAGCACTTCGGCGATGTTTTCACCGAAACCGATAGCGGTGAGCATTGACTCACCTTGATCGAAGATGATGGTCGCGCCACCTTCTTCATCTTCGATGATTTCAAAATCATCACCTTCCATATCGGGAGAATCTTCTCCCTGCATATCTACGGTGACATCTTCGCCGGGGGTTGCACCGGGGTATTCGTCCATCTGACCTTCAATGCTGAAGGCCGAGGGCAAAGGGCGTTCCACATTGTTGAAAGGACCAACGGCCATCAGTAGTACACCCTTCGCATCGGAGCCCCTTCACGCTCATACACGTAATCCTCAGGATGAGTGATGAACCCACCTTGACGGAACCGCATGAGGGCTTGCGTCATCGCGTCAACCATATCATCATGCTCTCCGAACGGAAAGGCGGCGGTTTCTTCAATCACTTCATCCGCCCAACTTGCTTCCGGAGCCCAGACCAATCCGCTTTCGAACAGCGGAGCCACGGCATTTACGCGACTGATCTTGTCGTTGCCGCGACTGGGACTGAAGTTCACTACCGGAATACCCGTGGCCCGTAGTTCTTGCGTCAAGGGCATACCCGCAGCCTTTGACTCGATCAGCACCGTTTCCGGTTCCCAGTATTTGTATTCCTCATAAGCGATGCGCTTCAGTTCGGGGAACTCCCACCGACCTTTCTTCGCATCTAGCAGAATGACATTGGGCGGTGAGTCTTCAGTCGGGTAGAATACACCCCATGTTTGAATCGCACTGTAGTCGGCCGTTTGACTTTTCATGAACGCAGTGTCGTAGCTCTGCATCACATATTGCAGCTTCGGCACTTTTTCATTCGTCCAACGGTTCCACCACGTCCGTTTGATTATGCTGGACGTATCAGCCGTGGGCTGCTGCATATACTGCGCTTGCCACTTGCTGAGTGCGATAGAAGCACGAACCCCTTCGAGTTCTTCCAATTTCCAATATTCAGGCCACAACGGCGAACCATCGGGCATGATGGCCGGGAACTCGACCACTTCCCATTTGTCAGCCTTGGGGTCGTTCGCACTCTGCTTCAACAGTTTCGCGGTGAGGTCCATCTCACTCCACCGCGTCATAACCACCACGATGGCCCCACCCGGCTGCAGACGCTGACGCGGCCCGCCCTGATACCATTCCCAAGCGGCATCCAATGCAGCAGGACTCATCGCATCCTGTTCACTGTGTGGATCGTCTACGATAAACAGGTCCGCGCCACGGCCCGCGATGCTGCCGCCTACACCCGCAGCGTAATACTCACCACCGCCATCGGTTTCCCAACGGTACGCCGCCTTACTGTCGCTTTTCAGTTTGACGCCGAATACCTTCTGGTACTCATCCGTTTCCATCAGGGTCTTGACCTTACGGCCGAACCTGACCGAAAGGTCGGCCGTATGTGTGGCTTGCATGATCTTCAGTTCTGGCCGACGGCCTACCATCCACGCAGGGAACAGGTAACTGGCGAACTCCGACTTCGTATGGCGGGGCGGCATGTTGATAATCAACCGCTTCAGTTCACCCCTCGCCACGGCTTCCAGTTTTTCCGCCACGATGCGGTGGTGTCGTCCGGCAATGAACCCCGGCCACACGAACCGCACGAAATCAAGAAAACCGTTCTTCGCATTATCGCTCGCAATCAACTGCGCCGCACGCTGCGTGAGCTGAGCAAAACGCTTGACGGCATCTTCGGGGAGAGCATCAAGGTCAAGAGGGGAAACGGTCATTGGTCACCTTACCGAATAGGACCGCCCTTCAACCATGCATCACAGGTTCTATCCCCGGCACACTTGAAATGGAACAATTGACAATAACCAAGGTTCGCGGCATTCGTCACCACTTTTGCAGTGACGGCTTCTGCCTTCTGATTCGCCGGAGGTTCGTCCGGATCAAATCCGATACCGCGCTCGATACAAGCCAGCATCTCTGCCGTCTGAATAAATGCGGCACAGTTAGAGCAGCGTGACTTCTTCGCTTCATCGGGAGTGATCCCCCACATCTTTGCAAGACGGTTCCAAAACTTGGGGCTAGGCTCGTCCGGGTTGAGGGGACCGTAGCCGTAGTCCTCAATGGCGTGGTTCCGGTTTGCAAGGTTTACGTGGATGTCCTGCGTGGCCACGGGGCAAGCCTTCGGGCTGCGATACGCTCGCCGCAACGCGGCTCCTAAAACAGGGCTCTTCGCCATAAGGGGCTCCGGGGTCATCGGCAGAATTACAGTGGAGTATGGGCCACTGACCCGGTACCTTGCAATCATGTTTTCGAATAGGGGGCCACTGACCGGGGTACCTTAATCGGAATTTACAAAAAGGGGGTCCATAATTTTGAGATTTTGCTAACGAGGTTCAAAAAACTCGGTTTCGGTCAGAGTTTTGGTTCCATGCATAGAGAAAGGGGGGGCCGATCTCCGGAATCCACAGATGAGATTTGTAGATCAGATGATTTGACAGAAAAGATTTGTTGATTGATTTTACTGATATATCACGTAAATCATCGGATTCTACTGATATATCACGGGGATTGGACGATTTGACAGAAAAGATTTGTTGATTGATTCTACAAAAAGATTCCGTAGTTCATCCGGATTATACGGAATCTATCTGTAGAATATGGGCAAAGCAAAGCCCCGCCGTGGCGGGGCTTTGCCTGTTATGCCGCAAGCGGCACAAGGTGCACGTAAGGCGTCCCCCATGACTTGCTGCTCGGGCTATAGCCGCCATTGAGCAGCGCAAGCAAGCAAACGGGGTTGTTCGGCGTATGCTGCTTCACCGTGCCGATAGCAGCCTTGTCGCCCGCCTTGCACCACGTCCAATGCGCCGCCACGTTCGCGCACGAGAACAAGTGGTTCTGGAGCAGCGCGCGCGTGCCGTGCGGATTGCCGTTGTACCCAAACGGGACCGGACCCTTAAGACCCTGCTTCTGCCAGTCCGCGACCACGTTGTCGCGAACGACCAGACCAGCGCGAGACCAATTACCGCCGCAATGCTGATTGACCCATGCGCGGAGCGACTGAACGGTGACCGGGGACTGAGCCGTGCCGAAGAGCGCGTTGTTCGCGGGAGCGGCGGCGGCGGCGGCCTTAGCGTTAACCTTGGTCATAGCTTGTATCCTTACCTTACGTTATCCAACCGCACCATGCAGCTGGTACCAAAACCCATAGCACGCCTTAAATTATCCTTACAAGCGTTTTTTGCATTTTGCGATGCAAAAAAGTTTTTGCGCTG